GGCTCCAGCCAAGAAAAAGAAAGAAGAGGAAACTCCCGAAGAAGGTAAAGCAGGTAAATCTGCTTATGCTTCCGAAGGGTTCGATTTTGATGGCTTGTTCGATGGTGAAGATCTCACCGAAGAATTCAAGGAAAAGATCAAAGTCGTCTTCGAAGCTGCTGTGAACGAAAGAGTCAATGCCGTTGCTGCCGCTCTCACCGAGCAAGCCAACGTTTCTCTGACCGAACAAGTTCAAGAAATCTCAGAAGGTCTCTCCCAGAAACTCGATGACTATCTGAATTACGTCATTGAGGAATGGATGACCGAGAATAAACTCGCACTCGAAGAAGGTATCCGTATGGATATTGCCGAGTCCTTCCTCAGCGGTCTCAAGGAACTCTTCGAATCACACTATGTCAGCGTGCCAGAAGGCAAGGTTGATGTTCTAGAAAGCGTCAACTCAACTAATGAAAACCTCGAAAAAGAATTGAATGAAAGAATCGAAGAGAACATCGCTCTTCGCAAGGCTCTTCTTGAGCACCAATGCGGTATTGCTTTCCTCGAAGCAACCGATGGTCTGACCGATGTTCAAATCGAAAAACTTTCTTCCCTCGCAGAAGGTCTTCAATACGACGATGTTGATCAATATGTTGAAAAACTGAACATCCTCAAGGAAAGTTATTTCCGCACCGTTCCTTCAGTTGCTCGCGAAACCGTGGAGTCACTCGAAGAAACCACCGATAAACGAATCACTCAAAGCAATGACTCGATGGGAGTTTATATGTCTGCCATCGCTCGTCAAGCAAAGAAACAAGTCTAATTAAATAACAAAGGAGAAAAAATGGACTTTTCATCAGAAACTACAGCTTATGATAATCTAGTTGAAAAATGGGAGCCAGTGCTCAGTCACGATGCTCTTCCACGCATCAACGATTACGAAAGAAAAAGAACCACCGCAGTGCTTCTTGAGAACCAAGAAAAAGCAATGCGTGAACAGTACCTCGCCGAGTATGGCAACGAAATGGGTGGAGCATTCCTCAACCCACAAGTAGGCACCCCGAACACTGCTCTCGCTGGCTACAGCCCAGTACTGATCAGCCTCGTTCGTCGTGCCATGCCTAACCTCATTGCCTACGATGTCGCTGGCGTTCAGCCAATGACCGCCCCGACCGGACTCATCTTCGCGATGCGTTCACGTTACGGCAAGCAAAGCGATTACACTGCTGGTAGTAACGTCAACACCACAACCGGTCTAGCAACCAATCCGAACAGAAACGAAGCTCTGTTCCAAGCTGCATATCCTCCGTTCTCGGGTCGTGGTGGCAGCTTCGGCGATACCTCAATTGGTGGTGAAACCGGCGCAGCTACTCTCGAATACCAAAACCTCAGCCCATCGCAGATCCGTGGTCTTACTGCTCTCGGTGGTGTCTTTGGAGTTGGTGCAAGCGCACTCAGCAACTGGGAAGCTTTCCGTGGCATGTTGACCTCTGAGGCTGAAGGTCTTGGAGATACCAACAAGCCTAAGTTCCAAGAGATGTCAATCACCATCGAGCGTCTCGCAGTCGAAGCTCGTAGCCGCGCACTGAAGGCAGAATACACCACTGAACTCGCCCAAGACCTCAAGGCTGTTCACGGTCTCGATGCCGAAACTGAGCTCGCCAACATCCTCTCGCAAGAAATTCTCCACGAAATCAATCGTGAAGTTCTCTACACCATCTACCGTGTAGCCAAGCAAGGTGGAAACCAAGGCGACCTCAAGACTGTCGGTACTTACGATCTCGTCTATGACTCAGACGGTCGTTGGTCAGCTGAACGCTTCCGTGGCTTGATGTTCCAACTCGAAAGAGAAGCAAACACCATCGCCAAGGAAACCCGTCGTGGCAAGGGTAACTTTGTGATCTGCAGCTCAGACGTTGCTTCGGCTCTCGCCATGGGTGGCTACCTCAACATCAGCCCGGCTCTCAATGTCAACCTCGAAGTTGACGATACCGGTAACATCTTCGCTGGTGTTCTCAACGGCAAGTTCCGCGTGTTCATCGATCCGTATGCTCCCGCTGGTACTAACTTCGCACTCGTTGGATATAAGGGTCAAGTGGCTTATGATGCAGGCGTTTTCTACTGCCCATATGTCCCACTCCAAATGTTCCGCTCAGTCGGACAAGACACCTTCCAACCGAAGATCGGCTTCAAGACTCGCTACGGCATGGTCTCGAATCCGTTCGCCGAGGAAACCAGCATCACCAATGTTGGTACTGCACTCAAGGGCAATCAATACTACCGCTTGCTCAAGATTGACAACCTCCACGGTATGGGTCTGACTCAAGGAATTCAATTCTCATAATAGAGAATAGATAAACCGATGTGGAAGAGGGAGGCAGAAATGCCTCCCTTTTTCTTTTGACCTACATAATTACATGTCGAGTTGTAACACAAACACGGTAGTAAGTGGACCAGAAAATCCCAATTTTCTGGCTTCTAACTATTTTCAATTCACATTGTCCAGAATTCCCAACTTTACTTTCTTTGTGCAATCGGCAAATTTGCCCATGATTAGTACAAGAAGTATAAATCAACCTACAAATTTAGGAACATACCCAAAAATACCAGCCACTAATTATTATTTTGATGATTTAACGGCATCTTTCATGGTCAACGCCGACATGAAAAATTGGATTGAAATTTATGATTGGCTCAAAGGAATAGGTAATTTAAAAACCGATATTTCAAATTTACAGTATGATCCTGCAAATCCAGATGGCGTATTTTCAAATGCTACATTATTAATCACGAATAGTCAATACAAACCATTCTTACAAGCTAATTTTTATTATGTCTTTCCAAGAACCCTTGGTGGAATAAATTTTACTACACAAAATACATCCACAGATCCCGTATCGTGTTCAGTGAATTTTTCATATTCATATTATGAAGTGTTTAAAATCGGAGAACCCGGTTACACTTATTGACAGGAATTTATATTATGGAACTTGACTTCAAAACGATCGAGGCTGACCTCAAGATCGATGAAACCCGTTTGGACGAGGAATCGCTCCGTACGCCCCAGCTACACAACAAGTACCTCATGCTACTCCTACGGCTAAGAAACCGCAAGGACAGGCTTGAGCGTGACCTGAAGGCACTCCAGAAGGATAAGTGGCTGTACTATACTGGCAAGATGTCAGAAGAGGAGCACAAACGGCTTGGTTGGGAACCATTTGAGCTAAATGTGTTAAGAACCGATGTGGATCGGATCATGGATGCAGATAAAGACATTCTTGAGGTGGAAAGTAAATATAGGGAACTTTGCCGTGTAGTAGACTATATTGAGGATGTGGTAAAAGTCATTTCAAATCGACAATGGTCTATTCGATCCGCAATAGACTGGCAAAAGTTCACAAACGGTCAATAAATACTTACATGGAACATGTGAATATAGAGGCGGTAGATTCGGTTTTTATTCGTATCAATGCCGAAAAATCGGTCATCAAGGAGATGAGCCAATTTTTCAGTTTTGAGGTGCCAAACCACAAATTCATGCCTGCTTACAGAAACAGGGTATGGAATGGAAGAATAAATCTCCTGAATACCCACAAAAATGTGATTTACCGTGGCCTACTTGATTATGTGACAAAATTTTGCAAAGACAGAAACTATTCTTGCTCTTTGTTCGAAGAAGATAATGTAACACCCCAAAGAGAACACATATGCAAGTTTTTAGAAGAATTCGTGCAGCCACATATAAGAGACGAAAAAGCAAGCATCCACGACTACCAAATGAATGCCATTTTTCACGCCGTAAAAAGAAAAAGATGTCTGTTGCTCTCTCCAACCGGTTCGGGGAAAAGCATGATAATATATTGTTTAATGAGATATTATTTGGAGACATTGCCAAAGGACAAGAAAATATTGATCATTGTTCCGACGACTGGATTGGTTCAGCAAATGATCTCAGACTTCGCAGAATACTCAAAGAATACGAAATGGAAAGCAGACAGGAATTGTCACGGTATTCATGCAGGAAAAAGCAAACAAACCGCAAAAAGAGTAGTGATATCGACTTGGCAAAGCATCTTTCGAGAACACAAAGACTGGTTCGATCAGTTCTCCGCCGTCTTTGGAGACGAGTGTCATCAATATCGAAGCCAATCATTGGTCGCATTGATGACGAAATTAAAAGATTGTCCTTATAGAATCGGGACCACCGGAACGCTCGATAGCGTCTATGTCCACAAGTTAATCATCGAGGGACTTTTCGGTCCAGTCTATAAGGTAACTAGTACCAAAGATCTTATCGATAAAAACATCCTGTCTGAACTTAAGGTCGAGTGTCTTTGCATCAACCATTCCGACACAGATCGTGCTGCCCTCAAGAGGCGAACCTATCAGGAAGAAATTGAATGGGTTGTTACGGACGAGAGACGAAACAAGTTCATCGTGCAGCTTGCCGAGAAACTGAAGGGGAATACACTCATTCTGTTCAATTATGTCGAAAAACAAGGTAAACCCCTTTTTAAGATGCTTGAAGGATCAAGTAAAAATATTTATTTCATTTATGGAAAGACAGAGACGGAAATGC